TGAGAATAAGCTATAGCAGTATCACTACCATTATTTCCATTACCACTAGCATCATTACTATTATCATTCAAACGCCAATATCCTTTAATTGCCATTAGAACGAAGTATAAATGAGGGTTGGAATTATATATAACTTAGCCTGAAAATCAGCAGCTTTATTAGTAGCACCTACACTAGATGTTATTCTAAGACTAATATTTTCAGCAGCACTAATAGTGTTAGTCGTTGGTCGTTGGCTTCTGAGTACTGTATTAGTGCCCAAATCAGGGGCAGCACTAAATAAATTAGTAGTGTTTTTATACACATTAAACGTACAGGCAGCCCCACTACCAGATGCAGCCGTTAATACAGCAACATCAACAGGTAATAAATAACTGTTTGTTTGAATGTCTGCATAAAACATACCTTGAGAATAAGATGTGTCTGCTATACACTCTCCGGGAATTGTAATTAACCTCATATAATCAGTAGCCTTTCTGTTATAGGCTATTTTAAAGTCTTTATCACCACTTACTAAATCAGTATCAGTTACAACAGTTGCTGTTATAGTTCCTGCATTGTTTACAGCACTTTTCACATAACCAATACGTCTTGTTAGTCCTGTACTATCGGTTAATGTGAGTAATGAGAGTTGAATTAAATTCACATGCTTATCTGTTCCTAAGAATGTGAAAGTAGATGCGCTTACATAAGTTCCTATTAAGGAAGTCCATATTTCGCCTGTAATTCCTGATTCATTATTTGTAATTTCCATCCCCCTAAAATTTACAAATACAGCTTTTGCACCACTTTCAATTATAATAAGTAAAGGTTTAGAAACCTGTCCTACTGTTATTGGTTCTGTTGATGTAAGTGTTCCTGCAGTTGTAGAATCTAAATAAAGTGTTGTTCCTGCTGCTGCTATTGGTACTCCTGTTGTTACAAAACCTGCAGGAATATACTTAAAGTTTCCTGAATCTATTACTTCAGTTACATATCCAACTACTTCTGCATTTGTAGAATTATCAGCTTGTGCTTTAATAAAAGAATTTGCTCCAGATACTCTTATTATATTTCCTGCTACAAATCCATGAGTTGTTTGAGCAACCGATACTGTTGCAGAATCAATAGTTATATTACCACTTCCAAGAACAGTTGTTCCATTTATGGTTTTTATATTTGTTCCACTAACTAAAGGTGCTTGTGCTCCAACTTCTGAATATGTATATGTTGGTTTAGTAGCTTGTTTTGCTCAAGTATAAACATCAGATGCTATTCTTGCATTACTTAATCTACTATCGTTTCCTTCACAAGATGTTCCTTGTAAACTTCCATAAATTACAGAAATACTTCCTGAAGTAGTTATTGTTCCTCCATTTAAACCAGTTCCTACAGTAAGTGAATAAATTGTTCCAACATTTGTAGTATAACCATTTGGATTAGTTGCATTATAAGGTGTATAAGTTAATCCTGTAGTTATTTGACTTGATGTAAGAGTACCACCATATACTCCAGTTATTGTAGCTGCTGTACCTGTTGTGTTTTGATTTAAAGTAGGTATGTCTGCTGCTACTATAGCTCTAAATGTTGGAGATCCTGCAATTCCATCTGGAGTTGCTAAGAAATAATTTGCTGTTTTAGAAGCATATGGATTTATTGTATCTCCGTAAGCAGTTGCTAAAGCAATTGTTCCAGATGTAGTAATTGTACCACCACTAAGTCCTGTTCCTGCAACTATACTAGTTACTGTTCCTACATTAGTAGTATAACCAGGACCATTAGTTAACTGATTTAAGTTAGTTAAATTACTAGTTATAGTTACTGTATTTCCTAGTTGAGAAGTAGATATATTTCCAGTTCCTTGAATTAAGATATCTCCAGAAACTAATGTTCCTCCAGTACCTTGTATTCTTGTTATAGTATTAGTATCTACATAACTACTGTTTAATGTAATATTTCCATCAGAAGTTGCTCCTATTGTTACATTTGTTCCTGCTACTAATTTTCTATAAGTTCCTCCAGTTACATGTCCATTAGTTTGTAATAATGTTGATATTAATGGAATACTTGATAAAGTTATTACTGTATCAGCAGTAGGAGTATTATATGTATAAGTAGGGTGTGTGTAAATAGTATCATTATCAATACTTCAAGTTGCTGTACCATCTGCTGACCATTTCAAGAATTGTCCTGTAACTCCACCAGAAGGAATATGTTTATAACCACTTGTTGTACTATGAGTTATAGTTCCGGTAGTAGTAATAGGTCCACCTGTTAAAGCAAGTCCGTCAGTAGCTACACTTGTAACTGTTCCAGTAAATGTTGGAGTAAAATATTCTAAGGCTGTTGCTCCAGAATTTACTCTTAAAAGTTGTAATGCTGTTCCTAAAGTATTTAATCCTGTGCCTCCTTTTAATACACTAATAGAATCTGCATTCCATGTACCTGTAATAATTGTTCCAACTGTTGTTATAGTATTTGCTCCTACTAAAGGTAATTTTTCAGTATCTAATTCTATAAGAGCTGACTGCACATTAGTAGATGAAATATCTCCTGATGGAGTAACAATTACATTAGATGCTAAACTAGACCCAGCACTAGCAACAGATGTTGTAGTTTTTTGAGTTCTAATATCAGATATTTCTCTAATTACTGTATATTTACAAGCAACATTATATGGACTTGGAACTACAGAATTAGTAAAAAAGATAACTTTATATAAAGGTCTTATTTCATTATCTTTTAAAGTAGCATATAAACTTCGCATTGTTTCTCAGTTATGACCTTGAGCTAATGCTAATGATGTAAATGGTATCTCTGCTGATGTAATTTTAATAGTACTTCCTACTTTTCTGTCTGATAAATTATATATATAATATACAAACCAATTATCATCAGGAACATCTGTTGCAACTCCTGTAGTAGTAAGATATTGAGGTCTATTATTTACAGTATTTCATAAGAAAGGAAATCTTGTTGCCGGTAAAAAAGAAAGTAAACCATTAACATCATTAGTACGAATTTTAAATAATCCAGCATTTGTAGATGTTAAAGAAGCAGCTACTATATTTCCTAAATCTTGTTCAAAATAATTTATTGGTGTAATAGTACTTGTTACTGTTCATTCTAAACCATCATCACTACATTTTCCACCACTTAATGATAAACAAGTATTTCTACCATCTATATTAGGTGTTCCTGTAGTTAAAAAGTTAGAAGTAATATCTAAACCATTTTCATAAATAGATCCTTGAGCATGTTTTCATGCGTGATCTGCCGCAGAAATATCATTTTGATGTGCTTCAAAAGATTCTACAACTAAACGATTTGCTCCAGATAATGTAGCATTTCAATAAAACCTATATACTGTAGCTATAGTACTAAATTCTGATCATATATTTTGAGTAGTAACAGGTATACCTGAATCATTAAAATAAAAATATCAAATTCCAGTAGTATTAGTAAAAGCAGGAAATGTAACTGATGTTGTTTTTTCTCATTTATTAATAATACCTGATCCATCAGTAAAAAATCTTATAGGATTTGCAGTAGTAATTGTTTGCCCACCTTTTATAGTAGCTATAGTTAAAGTTAATGCTGTTGTATCAATAACAATATCAATAGGATAAATAGGACATTTTTGACATATACCAGGATTTTGCATCCCTTTTAAATCTAACTCTGTATTTATTGTATTAATATTATATTGAGTACTTCTAGCTAAATCTACAAAAATATCACCAGTAGTTGCGTTAATATTTCCAAATATACCTACAATGACAGTTTTATTTGGAAAAGTTGGAGGAACAGCAGTAAAGTTTCCATTTGTTCCTAAATAAACTATTCCTGATATAGTACCTGCAGAAGTATCCAAATCATGTACTAAACCTATTTTTGTACCTAATCCTATTGCTCCAGGGGCTATATTTTCTGTTAACATAAAGTCAACAAATGATGTAGCTTCTGAAGTATTATCAGAATAAACAACAGTATAATAATCATCAGCAGAAGAATATCCTGTAATTTTTACAAGTCTACCGTTTAATAATGTACCAGCAGTTGCATTTTTTATAGGAAAAACTTGTTCTTGATTTATTTGTAGAGTTGCCCCATTAGTCTTAAGATCCATTGTTAAGTCATGTTCATTTCAACCTAACTCTCCATGAGATAATGTATTTACTGCATCTGTTTTAAATTGATATTTAGATGCTTTAATAGCATGTGTACCAATATCAGTATCAGTTGTTGATCCTGTATAAGGAACTAATAAATTGTGTCCAGCACTATCTCCAGTATTTATACCACTTACAACTACTCCTGTATCTTTTAATATTTTACCAGAAGTTCCACTAAATATTGCTACATTTCCATCTATAGCACTTATTGGACCAGTTACATCTCCTCCTGCTCCTGCAATAGTGATATCTCCAGAACCTAATACTGTAACTCCATTAATAGTTTTAATATTAGTTCCTGAAATTAAAGTATTTTGCTTAGATGTTACTAATCCACTATATTGTGTATTTGTAGCATTATCTCCTGTATTAGTTCCACTAACTGTATTAAGTGCTGTAATGTTACTATGAATATCAGTAGAGTAAGTTCCTATTACTTGTTTACCATCTAAACTATCTTTTACTAATTTTTCAGAAGGATAATGTGTATTATCTGGAATTACTTGAAAAGACGTCCTTATATTTGCAACATTTTCTGGAGTATATCCTAATGCATCTTGTTTAGCATTTCATACAGATTTTTCACTATCAGTAGTAAATCTGTGGGTAGTATCTTGAATAATATTAGTTGGATTAGTTGCATCTACATTAGGTACATTTGATAACCCTACTTGAGTTTTTGTAACCGTATGAGGATTAGAAGTGCTACTAATATGAGATTGTATATTTGCATTAGCTGGTTCTGCTCCTATTTGAGTAGTAGTTATTCCAGTTAATGAAGAACCATTACCATTATAATCTAACTTATTACTAAGAGTAGTTCCGAGTTTAGTTGTTATACTTAAAGTAGTTTCGTCTCCTGTATTTGTTCCACTTACATTATCAAGAGCAATTTTATTACTATGAGCATGTAATGCAGCTTTTTCTATATCAGTAACGTAGTTATCATCAGAACCTAATACTGGAGCATATATCCCAGTATGATCATGAGTTGTTAAAGAATATCCTGATAAATCTTGATCTCCAGTATTAGTACCAGAAACAAGATCTAAAGCTGTTCTATTAGCATGAGTCATTGCAGTTATATTCTGATCTCCTGTATTTACTCCTATAACACTATTAAGTGCTACTATATTAGAATGAATATCAGTTGAATATACTCCTGCTGGTTGCTTAGCATTTCAAGTAGCTTTTTCTGTATCTGTTGCAAATCTATAACCTGTATTTTGAACTATATTAGCTGGATTTGTAGTATCAATATTAGGAACATTACTTAAACCAATTTGTGTTTTTGTAACATTATGTGGATTACTAGTACTTACAACATGTGATTGAATATTAGCATTTGCAGGTTCATATACTCCTGTATGATTATGATTTCCTTCAGCTTTACTATTTCAACTTGATTTTTCAGAATCAGTAACTATTCTATGAGTAGTATCTTCTGTTAAATCTGCAAGAGCTGTTGGTATATCCCCAGGATATGCCGGTGGAGTAGTATCAATCCATGCTGTAAATATTGGATCGGTTTCTGCTGATAAAAGATTATCAATAAGACTTTTTAATTCTTTTCCTTGAGCAGCACTTAATGCATCTACAGTAGAATCAGATAAAAGATTATTTATAACTTCTTTAGATACATAAATAAAACCTGCATCTAAAATAGTATGCACAAATGCATATTTTGTATAAATAATTTGTTCAGAATTTATTAAAGAAACAAAAGCATTAATATCATAACTTCCCGAAGGAGATAATATAACCACTTCCATTCCTAAATATCTATTTTCTTCAAGAACTCTTAATAAATATTCGTTAAGAGTTTCTACTATTATGTAGTTACCAGATATTCTAACATTAGATTTTCTAGGTTCTAATGTTAGAATATTAGCTAAATTTAATTGATCTGATAATGTAATCATTAAAATAGTTTTATTTTATAAGTGATAGGACTACTTGTTGCATATACATCTTTCTTTCTAAATACACTATTAACTGCTCCTTTACTTGTTGTACTGGTTCCTGTTAACATAAATAATTGAGAAGCAGAATCAGATAAAGTAGAATTAAATAATTCTATATCTAAAGTATTATATATAATAAAGTTAACATCCTGAGGAACGGAGAAATATAAATAGTTAAAACCAGATTTAGCAGTAACATCTATATAATATGTAGTTAAAGATGGAACATCTTTTTCATTCCAAATAAATGTTGAAGTATCTGGATTTGGACTTAAATACCAAGCTATTATTCTTTCCATTTCAGTAGTAATATTTAATGGATACCTTTTTTTACAAGTTAAATTATTTTCGAAATATTGAACATATCTTATTTCTGTAATATTATTTTTCAAACATATTATAGAATTTTGTAAGATATCATATTTAATACTAATTCTTCCATAATTTAAATTATCTAAAAAAGCCATATAGCAATTATATGATTTTTCTAATAGACTAAGCATTACAATTACATGTTGAGGTTGATATATTTAAACAACTACCTAATTGTTCAACAATTCTTTGTGATTCATAATATTGAGAATAGATATTTAAATATTCTATCAAAGCTAATCCCATTTCTAATGTATCCATTGTAAGTTTATTTGTAGGTCCACATGTAGTACAACCACAAATAATGTTTTGGAATTTTTCTTTAACATATTTAATATAAAATTCAGTTATAATATAAGTTGTAAATAAATCATTATCATTTCTATCAATACCATAAGTAACAGGGTCTAATAATAAAACTTCTGCAATTGTAACAGGATTGTCTGTTGGATCATATATAATATCATCTACAATATAATAATAATTTCCAGGAGTAGTAGGCATTTTCATTTCAATTAAAATATAATAGCCATCATTAGGCAACACTTTAGAAGAATTATTAAAAGTAAATACTTCATGTATTACAGTAGTACTAGAAATTGTTACTTGTTGAATAACATGAATATATTTATATCCACTAGTTTCTGTACTAGATAAAGTTATTGTATTTTCTATTTGTGTAATATTCATTTATTCGTTTCTTATTTCATCGTTTCTTGTATTCTCATCTAATAATTGTGCTCCTTCTAATTGAACTCTTTGTTTTTCAAATTCTAATTTAGATTCATTAAAACTATTTAAGGAACGTTCTTTATATCAACCAAGTTCTTTTTCAAACTGTAATCTATCTTGTTCTAGTTTTAATTTTTCAGCATTAAGTTTTTCAACTTCTTGTTGTAATTTTTTAGCTTCTCCAGATACTTGTTTAAGTTGACCATCTAATTGTTTAACTTGTTGATCAAGTTGTCCAAGTTGATTAGTTTCTTGTCTTCTTTTACTAAGAGCTGTAAGAACATCTGCTTTAGTTTTAGTAAGACTCTTTTCTCCAACCATTTCTAAAATAATATCAGGATCAACTATTCCAGCTTTTGTAAATTCTGTAGATAATTGTTTAATTGTTTCTTGATCAATTTTGAAATTAGAGTTATCTATAATATGAATATCAAAATCAGTAAAAGAATAATGTTCTGGTAAAGCTGTAAATATTTTACTTAAATTTTCTCCTAATACTAAATTTCCAGATATTCCATTTTTATAAACAATCTTACTAATATTAAGTATATCAATTAAGATTTCTCTAGTCATTAAATCCATTATTTGGTAATATTGTTTTGTAATATAAGAGGATTGTCTTACACCTACTTGCACATTACTAACAGCGTCTCTTTGTTCAATTCCACCAAGTTTTTCTTTAAATACTCCTGTAATTGTTGAAGTAGTTTCTTCAATTCTTTGTATAGCTAAATCAATTGCTTGAACAGTTGCTAATTTTATAGTATCATCATATCCTCCAAAGGTTGTATTCATTGGTGGTAATCCTTCTTGAGAAGAATCAATAATAGCAAGTCCTTGTTTTTTATATGCTTTTCACTTCATTAGTCGTTCAGTAAGATCTGAACCTAAAATCTTTGGTAAATAAGCAATATCAATCCAATCTCCAACTGATCCTGACTCTGCAATAACATTATCCCTATAAAAATTAAGTACGTCAAATTTGTCTTGTAAATTAGCTGTAGCTAATATCAAGGAAAGTGGATCTCCATTTCGATCAGCATAAAATATACCATTAATTGATAGATCACATTCTCTAGGTTCTTCTATACTTCTTATAACATTTTCTACTTTTCCTTTTGGAATATAAATACTAGTACCAATTCTTATACCTTCATATCTATTAGATATATATTCTCCATTTTCTTTATCAGCTTGTAATCATTCTACAGTATATACTGGATATAGTCTATAATACTTTGATGTATTTCTTTCAAAAGGTAATAAAGGAGTTACTTCAAAACCACCTAATATACCATCTGTTATATTATTTCCTGTTACAGAATCATAACTACGAAGATATGTAGTTGTAGAACCATCTTGGCTATAAGCTTCCATACTTTCTAAAACTTCTAAATCATCTTTATCAAGTTCTTTACCAAATCTAGAAAGTATTTGATGTTTATTTAAATATTCTCTTGCAACTGCTCTTTGTGATTTTTTTAGATAAGGAGATTCTGGATTTCTATCAATAAAAGTATTTATTGGATTTAAAATAATTAATTCAGGACTAGTATTACTTTGTGTTGGTCGTGCTCTATAATAACATGTACCACTAACAAGTAAATCAGTTAATATTGTTTTTCTTTTATTACCAAAATCTATATTTCTTGACTGCATAGTATATTCTATAATATGTTGTGCAGCTATTTCATAATTTGAAATAAAGTTTCTATTAAGATCTTCTTCTAAACTATTAAGTCTATTTTGTATGTCTATATCTGTTGGTGCTGGTTGCCCAGGAGTAGCGTATATAGTAGTAGTTAAATGTTTCTTTAACTCTGAAGTTATAGAATCATTAATAAGTTTTTGTTTATCTCTAAAAATATTAGAAAGTGTTTCTTTATCTTTACAGGATATTTTTGGTTGAACAGGAATAGTTAAATATTCGCCAATTAAAACATCAATATGTTTCCTTACTAGCGGAATAAATTCTACAGAAGTAGGAGTTCCTATTCCATAATTTTCTTCCAGATGTCTAAATTGCTCTGGATCTCTTTTACCATGATAATAATTATAGGCTTTAATGATAGAAGTTTTTTCATAAACTAATTCATTAATAGCTCTATCTATATTATCAAGTATATCTTTTTCTTTGTTATTCTTCTCTAGCATCGATGTTTGTTCTTATTACTTTATATTTTTCTATCTTCATAAAGTTTCTTGTTCTTAATTCTTCATATATATAAGTTAGAAAAGCTTCATCATTAGTTGCTTCATAAAAGTTTGAAGTAGGAACCATATAACTAGGTACTCCTATTAAAAACATATATGTAGTTCCATCTTGATAAACTTCTAATCTACCTGTATATTCTGCCTTATAAAGTGTCAGAATATAATCAAGAATCAGCACTATTAGGTCTGGTCTTAAAACTCCGTTCATCTTCTGATTTTGGTATTTTTCCGTAATGTTTATATCCTCTGCTGTCCTTATATCATCCTACATCATTAAATTGAACTCCATTTGGTTCTCTTTCAGTAGGTCTTCTAGCGGACAATTCTTCATCACCTAACTCACACATTCCCATAGCAGCAATAATATCAAAGTCTTTCTTCTTTTCATCAGAATAGTTTAATAATTGTTGAATCATTTCTGGAAATGCTATTGTATAGCAGTAATCAATTACCATATCATAGATAAGTTCTCTATAATGAGTAATAGTTTTTACAGTTGCTGGCGCTCCATACATATTTGAATTTCCTTTAGAAACATCAGGCATGGTTGACCTTGGTCTTTTCATTAATAAATTAAGAAATTTCTTATCCCTAAAATATGTTAATATTGCTGTTCTTGTAGCTTCTAATACAGCTTGGCATCCAAAGTATGTTAACATCTTTGCTGCTACTTCATATGCTTCTCTAATATCTCTTGGTCTATCTTTATACATTGCAACATAACAAGGTACATCTTGACCAAATACTCTCTTCTTAATTAATATACAAAAATCAGAAGCCTTTCCACTATCAGAAGATGCAGAATCATTTTGTCCAATATCAATTGAGTCAATTCCAGCAACATAAAGATTTTTATAACTAAATCCATCAGCTGATTTTATAGGATGCTCTAATATAAGTATTTTACCTGTAGGTTCTTTTCTTCATGATACGTTTCCAGTTCTTATACCATCTTTTACTTCTCAAACTAAAGATCCTGCTTCTGGAATAGGTACTGTTT